AACAGCAGCAAATATCTTCTTTGCCGTATCTTCTACTGTCCATCGTCCATATATAATGTCTTTGACATACCAGCCTGAGCCGCTAGTCTTAACAATGGCTATGGCACTATCATCTAGTTTCTTGCTCTTGCTACCCTTGCTCTCATCTGCAAAGCCAGCCAAGTCAATGGCAATGAAGTAGTCCCCATCAGGTTCTTCTTCATCAAACTTAATCCATTCTTCTTTAAAGAGTTCTCCACCCTGTGCTTCAAAGGAGGCCATAAACTCTTGTCTAAAAGCAAAGCTGCTCATATTCTTCTTAGCAGCTTCAATCTCATCTGGATCAATCAGAGGGTTGTCATAGCTGGTGAAATGCCAGCTTTTAAATGTAACATCATCTCCAGCTAGCCCATATTGGTAAAGCTCATAGAAATGATTTCTGCCCATTGGTGTTCCAATGAACAAGGCATGACCCTTTTGGTCAGCCAAAGCAGGACGTAAAATCTGTTCCCACACCTCTGGCTTCATATCTGCATATTCGTCCATCACCAGAAATTTCAAGGATACTCCTCGCATTGTCTCTGGTCTGTCAGCCCCTTTAAGGCTGATGGTAGCTCCGTTAACAAGCTTAACCTGTAAGTTATTAACATGGCTTCCTGCTATAACAGCATGTCCCACCTCAAGGAGGGTTTGCCACATAATGTCCCTTGCCTGTCCCTGTGTAGGAGCAACATAGAACACATGGCCTTTCTCTGTCTGTAAGGCATTGAACAACAACAAGTAGGCAGCTAAGCGACTCTTGCCTGTTCTTCGTCCAGCAGCTACAACCTTGAAACGACTCTTATCGTTCCATACAGTTTGCTGCCACGGAAGGAGTTTAATGTCTAAACTAGTCAAGCTGCAAAGACATCAGTAGAAGGCATTAGAGGATTGTCCAGACCATCATAGACATCTGCTTCACTCATCTTCTGTGGAGTGATGCGGTTACGGATGTATTCCCTAAGCTGCTTATTATCTGGGTGTTCAACACTATACATTCCCTTTTGAATGCGCTGGTAGTATTCCTTGGCTTTCTTTCCACCACCATTCCATACTTCCTCAAAAGGTTTGCCTAGTCTTTTAGCTGTGTCATACTTCTCTTTAATGGCAGCAGCAAAGCCAGCAGAATATTCATCATGCCCAATGCTTGTTAAATCCTTAACAACTCCTTGGAGCTTTTTGTTATTAACATCCCATTCATTATAACCAAAGTTGCTACGTCCTTCTTCCAAAGCAAGACGTGTAAGCTGCTCTGCTGTCAGCTTAGGAAACTTAGGGTCAAGGGCTTGTGCATTCCGATAAGCGTCTAACAGGTTTCCCATTGTTTCCATATCATAGGGTTTGGTAAGACTTTCCATCTTCCCTGTCTTTACGTCTGGCCTACGTCCAAACAAAACATTCTCTTCTGGAACTTCCTTATACTTAGGCTGTCCCCACCAAGAAGTTACAGGGTTTCCCTTATACAAAGATGGATTGGTCTTTTGAATTGCCTGTGTCTGGGCAAGCCATCCCTGTGTATACTTATCTGGAGGAAGGTAGCCTCCCTCAACTTGGTATGTCTTTGGCATCTTATTCCCTGTATTCCACGTCTTCAGCTTCTTCACCTGAGATGATGGTTTGCTCCCCACCAACACCAGTGATAGTGATAGATACAGCAGCCCTACCACCGCCATTCTTGTCCTTCTCGAAATGACTGAGAGGCAAGAGTCTATCCATAATGAGCTTCCAAGCTGCTGCTTGATTCTTGTGATTATCATCCAAAGCTGCCCCATAGATGGCTTCAACAACCTTCTGACTTCTGGGGCTGTTCAACATCCTAGAGCGATATTCGTTTATGATTGCCTGTTCACCCTTGGGTCTTCCAACAGCATTTCTCTTGCCCGGTGTTTTGGAAACAAGGTCTGTTTTCTTAGGTCGCCCTCTTTTTTTAACAGGAATATCTATGTCCATAAGTCCTTCTGTGCGGCTTCTATGCCTCTCTGTACAGCTTATATGTTTGAATTATTTTTAATAGTTAAGCTTATAAGTAAACAACTAAGATTGTTTAACTTCTAAGTAACTACATAGTTACTTATATGTCTAGGCTTATTTAATTATTTAATAAGCTTCCTTAATTTCTTATATGTATTTATTATAACACAGATTATGTTAATTGTCAAGCTCTTTCTGTTGCTTTAATGTCTCTTTAGACTGGGCACTCTAATTTCCTTTACTAACTCATTGGTCATTAATACTTTTAGTTATATAAATCAAACACTTATGTACATTTTAGTATATGATAATTACCCCCTATTTTAGCCCTTTTTTGTATGCTGTAGGGTTCCGCATATATTGGCTCAAGTTGTCCCCCTCCCCGGTAGTGCTTTAGTGTTACAAAAGAGCCTTTTGATAGGGGATATGTAAACTTTAGAGGTATGAGTACTAATGTGGCAACCTCTTAAGCCACCTACAACACAAAGTACTACAATGCTAGGTAACTAGCTAGTAACTAGAACTTAAGTGTTACAGGGAAAGTCCCTAGTATACCACCTATGGGTTACTGTCACACAATATGCCCCATTAAGGTGCAAAACTCGCACATGAAGCACAGAGATGGTGCAATATATAATAATGATAAGAGAAAAGCACCATATTGGTGCAGATATTCTGTAAGTATTAAGTATTCAATTACAGAATGTTAAACCTAAAGTAGTACATGCCAACTATTTCTGCAAACAAAGGTACTAGCGACATGACTACTAAAGTATACATGGCACAGTACTTGCATAGTATATAGGGAATGGCAAAGAAGGTTACTAACAAGTAACCCCATGAGTCACTCAGGTATTCTAGGGATATTGACACAAAAACCTAGAATGAATGTTAGAATGAAGGCATGTAACAACAAGGGGTTGTTACTAGCAAGTAACCTAAACAAGGAAACGACAATGAGCAAAGCAAAGAAAACCGAAGGGGCAACACCCGAAGCACTGGGAGCGGCATTCGCATGCGAACAAGCTAACGTAAACGGGAAACTACTGAAAACCTTAAAAGAGACAATCGGGGTTTTCACAGTAGAAAACAAGGCAGAATATGAAGCTATGATTGAGGGATATGGCACTCAGGCAAAATCGCTATACAATGCAAACACTGCTAAGGTTCGCAAAAGTGAATTCAAAAAGATATGCGACCATGCTAGCCAAACAGAGACAAGGCAAACCCTCTTCAATATTATTGACAATTACGAATCAGTGCAAAGCCTTGTTAAAGATTTAAGGGGCTTAGAATCAGGCAGTAAGACAATTGATGAAGAGGGTAACGTAGTCAAAGCACCGAAAGAGGACAGCGAAGAGACAATCGAAGAGACCGAAGAAATTACATTCTCCGAAGATGATAAAATGCTGAATAACTTAGAGATAATTCAGCAATTATGCTACGATAAGGGATATAAAATCGCAAGTGAATTAATTCTTCAAGCAATGGCCAAAATCAACGAGAAGGCATAATGAGGGACAAACCGGAGGACTTGACAAACCCTCCGGACTCTCTATAATGGGCTTCAGAGCAGAGAGAAAAGCCTAGAAGGTTTTTCCCTACGCTTTGTAGGAAAACGTGCTAGCGTTACTAGCAAGTAACTTTGTAAGAGGTTTTTATGTTTGATTCTTTGAAGGCTTTTTTTGTAGCGAAGCAGTTTGTCGCTAATCATGGCAATCGTTTTCTGACAGTTTATGTCGGAGAAAAGCGGTTTAATGGTCAAATTGTAGAACGTGGGTTTTTCAAGGTGTCCGTCAAGCTTGCACATGGTGGACAAATTGTTAGAGTTTCCCCTTCTGCTGTTGTTCGTGTCCATCGTGACAAAAAGCGTTTAGCAGTGCAGAAGCAAGCAATTGCAATTTGATAGGGAGTTATATATAAGCCTACATAGTGGGCTTATATGTGGCAATCCTGCCTTGTTGGAGAATAAAATGCTTAGTAGAACGTCAAAACTCGGCTGTTATAGCTGGAGTCTTCAAGCCCTTGAAACTTGTCAAGGCAGTGTTGGCAAAGACGGCAAGCTTGTCGAGGTTTGTCAAGGCTGTTATGCCACACAGGGGTTTTATCATATGCCAGATGCCATTTCGTTGCGTAAAAGCAACAAGGAAGATTGGCAAACTGATGATTGGGTAGAACGTATGGTCAAAGCCTTGTCAAAGCAGAAGAAATTCAGATGGTTTGACAGCGGAGATATTTATTCTGTTGACCTAGCATGGAAAATCTATGACATTTGTAGGGCTACACCACATGTCAAGCACTGGATTCCCACACGCATGCATAAGTTTGACAAATATTCCAATGTCTTAGGGGCTTTGGATTGTTTGCCAAATGTTGTTGTTCGTCTCAGTGCTGACAATGTAGAAGAGCAGATAGCAGGGACAACCACATCAATGGTTATCAAAACACATGAGCATAGACAGGGTGTGCACGTATGCCCTAGTAGTTTGCAAGCTGGCAAGTGTGACACATGCACTGCCTGTTGGAATAAGGATGTGAAAGTTGTTGCATATGTGGCACATTCACGTAAGATGGCTAAGGTGTTTAAAATCAAGGAGGCAGTATGAGTAAATTTGCAGAGACAAACAAGCTTAAGAAGGGGACACGTGTTGTCCTTCGTAATGGGTGGGAAGCTGTGCTTGAAGACAACAAGAGGGGCAGCATTCGTTTGGCAACAGTGTTTGGCACATACACTGAGATGGGTAGCATTTATGCCCACGATATTGTTGGGTATCAGCAAACCATCTATGACTTAGACGAGAAGCCATATGGTAAGGTTTGGGTTAAACTCCCATACATTGGAGAGAATTTCCTAGAACTTTTGATGAGGAAAGCAGCATGAACTACATAACTTTGCGTGTTTACAACGACATCTTCAAAGGTAAAGAACAAACTAATTTGTTTGACTTGTCTTTACCAATCACACAACTGCGTGATGTTGTACAGGACTATGCACAAAACCTAATCTATGAAAGTGGAGGTGGTGAAGGAAATATTGCAGTTGACTATGCTTTGAATTATTTGGCTAATGTCAATTGGTATGATATAGCTAGTAGTCTTCTTTATAAGGAGGTAGAATGAAGGTGTTTGTATATTTCAATTTGCACAAGCGTGTC